AGCCAGCGGAAAAAGTCTGTCCAATATCGGCGCTTGATAATACTCCCATTCAAGCGCGAACACTTTGCGCGGGTAATTGAAGTGATAATTGGCGTTCTTAAAGTTGTACGCCGTTTCGATATCCAAGCAGAGCGCGATACGTTCAAACATTTCCCATGCCTCCAATTAAAGCCGCTTTCAACCCTGATCTTATACGTCTCCAGTTCGCCGCCGTCAACTCAAACCTGTCAAATGCACCGTATAAAGAAAAAGCCGCCCTTTCGGACGGCCTTTTCCGGTTGCGCAACCTAAGCGGAGGTTTGGACACCGCTATTCCCTAATACCTGCTCTCTTAATTCAGCGGCTCTAACGCTCTAATTTTCTCGATCCCCAGTAAGTCAGCGACGGCAAGCGCGGTTGGCAAGTCGGGAAACTCAGTGGCGTCTTCAATATGATCGGACCAAGCCCATTGCTTTTGCCCGGTTCTGCCATCCTGACCTAACCATCCATATTCCGAATGAAATAGCAGGACCGTCATCAAACCAAACTCGCCACCACCCCCAACACGAACAGTCCCACGAACAGCCCCGCCGCTAGCCCGGCGAACATGACGACGGTTCGCGCTAGTGCCGCGATGAAGGCAAGTTTTGCAGTGAACATGACGTGTCGTCCTTTTCCGCCTCGATAATGCAAGCGTGCAGCGTTTCGCACGTCTCTTTATATTCCTCTATGTCAATTGCTCCGTTGGTTGTCAGCGCCGACACGAACCCGCACACATACATGACGGTGTGAGTGTCGTTTAGTGGCATGCCCATTTTTTCGCTCTCTTGCTTTCGAGCGATAAAGTCTAGGGCGGCATTGCATAAAATGCACATTAGTAAATCCTCCCGTAATTAATCAACCAGCCAATCGCTAAAATGCCGACGATCCAAACCGCCAGCACGCAAATCAGCACGAGTGCAAGTCTCCAGTTGAAACGGTTCATGTCCGAACTCCCATGCTTGAACCTTCCCCTTATACACCCGCCTTTAATTCGATCAAGCCCGACTTGACCGCTTCTAACAAACGTGTCTTAAGTTCGTCTCCCTTGCATGGGGCAAGGTTTAGACATGGGAACTAGGAAATGAGCGAACAAGAAGCCGCCCAAAATGCGGGCGAACAATCGATCTCTGAGCAAGCAAGCGCTGGCGTTCGCGCCCGTCGCGCTTTTATGCTCAAATTCTTGCTGGGCGGTGACGGCGATTGGATCAATCGGAACATCGTCGCCAAGGGCAAAGGCACGCAAGCGGTCGTCGGGCGTCTTTTCGGCGTTTGCACCGGGACGGAAGATAAGACCAACATTTTGCCCGATGGCAACACTTCGCGCTCTGTCGTTCTTTTCGGCCAATTCGAGTACGAAAGTTCGGTGACGGGCGAAATTGGCCAAGCGTCGTCGGCCTATCTTCCGTTAGCGTTCGCTGATGCGGTCAAAGCGGCGTTCGCCGCAGACCCGGAGGCGAAAATGCTTGAAGTTGATATTGATATCGGACTTGAAGCGACGGGCAAAACCATTCCTTACGAATGGCTCGTGGTGAACCATAGCGGCGGCGAAGCGGCTTTGCTCAAGCGCATGCGTTCGCGCCGCCGTCCGGGGCTCGCCGCGCCGAAGGAAGCGCCGGCTTTGGAAGCGCCGAAGCAACCCACGTCGGCAGGACCGGAAACGACAGATATTGAGAAACGTAAGGAGTCCACCAAAAGGAAAGATCGCTCCTAAGAAGTGACGCCCGTTCCATAGACGGAAACGATTGGACCCCTCTAGCGCCTCTCGGGCATGTTCCCTTGGAACTACCGTTTGGCCTAGGGGGGTCTTTTTATGACCAGCAATCGCGCCCGCTTTATCGCTCTGTATGTTCGGGATGTTCGGGAGTATCCCGAAACTTACAAGGAAGCGGTTCAGCACAATCCAGAACACGCGGCGCGAGTTTTGATCGCTGGACTAGATGACGACGAAATAGGCGTATTGCTTCGAGACTTGCGAAGGGAGCGGCGGGCAGTGGCGGGCCTTTAAGCCGTGGCTCGCAAACCGTTAGACCAGCTTTCGCCCGCCTATCGTCGCCGCATTGAAAATGCGATGAAGAAAGGTAAGACCCGCCAGCAAGCGCGGGGCAAGCCGGCCAAGGAACATGTTATCCGCAAAGAGCGTGAGATTGAAGAACGCGGCATTAGTTCGGCGCAAGAAAAAACTATTACAAGCTGGTATGAGCGTGCTTATAACCCAGCCGGCTACCCGGAAAACGCTAGAGCCGATTTAGAAGAAGTGCTCGAAATGGCGCGGGGGGAAGGCTACGCCGCTTTTGTGCAGTGGCGCACGGTATGGGATTTATTAAGGCGCACTTATTTAGCCGAACAAGCGGATGGCTCTTATGCTAGCCGAGGCGAAAGTTTTCTGATAGACATGGCGAACCAAGCTGGCCGTTCGGAACTAAGCTGGCTTTATTATCACTAGGAGGTATGGGGATGTTTGAACAAACCCCGTCGATTTGCAGAAGCTATATTCCATATTGGTTTAGGCCAACGTGGGAGCATGCGTGGCGTCAACTGCAAGCGCCCGCGCCGGTGGCTTATATGACTTATCCGTGGTCATGTGGGCTGGATCATCGTCACCCTTCTTCGCGCCAAGCTATCAGCGTGGGGGCAGGCATGGACCCTCTCTTTAAGCTGACGGTTGGCCCGTTCTGTGTCGATTTAATCGGCGCGGAGCCCGTCGATTAAATGCCAATTGAAGTTCCGCACAAACGCCGCATCGTGTGGCGGCAGGAATTTTCATTCTGCACCCGCCGTTTTGATTGCTCGCATTGCAGCGAGCGAATTAACGGCGCTTACGTTCGGTTCGTGGTTTCGGTTGACGATAAGTATCGCAACACGTTTGAGATATGGCGGCATTGTTCGGAGTGTATGTGATGGACTTAGTCGATTGGGCTTGGTGGAATGATTATCCGTTCCACTCTATTATGTGGGAAACGGGGCAGACCGTTTGTTTATTAAGGTCTTCTGGTCGCGTTTATTTATTGCCTGTACAATACCGCCTAACTAAATGACCGCTTCCGCCGTTGCCTCTTATCGGGCGCGGCGTCGGGCTTTGGGGCTTCCTGACAGTAGCCGAAAAAACAAGGCGCAACATGACGCCGCTTATCGTGAGCGGCGCAAGAAAAGCTTTGTAGGTTGCGACGGGGAAGGCGCGGGCGTTGACGACGCGAACCGGCAGAATTACCAGCTTTTCCGTATGGGGGAGCGAGAGCTTTACCGCGACGGCGCACGACTAGAGACGCTGGAGCTTCTAGACTTCATTTGCGATGCACCAGCAGGCTTTATCTATGTCGGCTTTGCCTTCGCATATGATGTGACAATGATCCTTCGGGATTTGCCGCCGTCACAACAGGAGCGCTTGTTTGAGCCTAAGACATTCGGGCAGGGCAATTCGCCCTACGTTTGGTTTGGTGAGTTTGACATTGACTATTTGCCGCGCAATTACTTGAAGGTTCGCCGCGTTCGCCGCGTACTGGTGGACGGTAAAGAAAAACGAGTTCCTATCCCCGGCTCTAGTCGCACGATCTTTGAGACGTTCGGCTTTTTTCAAAAGTCATTCGTTAAAGTCATCCGGGAATTTGGTGTGGGCACGCCAGAAGAAATTGCGGCGGTGGAAGCGGACAAGGCGCGGCGTTCGGAGTTCGTCACTATCGGTCAACGTGAGCGCGATTATTGCGCTCTAGAATGTCGCATGCTTGGCGATCTAATGGAGAAGCTGCGCGACTATTGCGAAGCCGCCGACATTCGTCCGCAGACTTGGAGCGGCGCGGGCAAACTTGCGGCAGCTTTGCACAATAAACACCGCACACTCAAACGCGATGAAACGGAAGCCCGCGCTCCGGTAGGGCTCCGCGATTTGGCGAACATGGCCTATTATGGCGGGCGTTTCGAGATCACGGCTTGCGGTCACATAAATCGCCCGGTTTACGAATATGATATTCGTTCGGCCTACCCAGCCGCAATGCGAACGCTTCCCTGTTTGAATTGCGGCAGTTGGCGTCAAGCGAAGGGTTCGGAGCTTTCCAAGTTGCCGCCCGGCTCGGTTTACGTGTGTGGCGTTCGCTTCAAAGCTGACAGTCTCTTGCCGGGTCAGTTTGGACGGCTTGGCGGTTTTCCGGTGCGGTCTAAAGAGGGACATTTATATTGGCCGCTTGAAGGCGCTGGCGTCTATTGGAGCGCCGAAATAGAGGCCGCTCGGGGAATTGGGTTCGACGTTAAATTGCGCGACGGCTGGGTTTATGAAAAGCGGTGCGATTGCCAGCCGTTCGATTGGGTGGAGCCGCTTTATGATTATCGTCGTTCGATTGGCTCTAGTGGGCCGGGCTACCCCATCAAGCTTGGGATTAATTCGCTCTACGGCAAGCTGGCCCAGCGCAAGGGCAACGGGCGCTATCACAACATGATATGGGCCGGCATGATTACGGCCTGGACGCGGGCGCAATTGCTCCGCGCCGTCGCCATGTCGCCCGGCTCGATTGTCATGCTCGCAACCGATGGCGTCTATTCGCTCGATCCATTGCCGCTGGAAATTGGCGATAGGCTGGGCCTATGGGAACACGAATTACTAGAGGATTTATTTATAGTCCAGCCGGGCTTGTATTGGTCGCAGTCTAAGCGCAAAAAGAAGTCGCGCGGGCTCTCGGGCAAGTTCTTTGAAGAACCGGGGCGAACGGAGGCTTTTGAAGATGCATGGCGAAAATTCTCCGAACTTGATTGTTCTAGTGCTGGGGGCGCAATCGATCCTCTTAATTGCGCTCCTGTTTTCCCAGCTTGCGCAGTGCCGGCTCCTGGCTTCATTGGTCTTAAGCTTGCACTCGCTCGCAACCGCCCAGAATTGGCCGGAACCTGGGTCAACGAAACAAGAACAATCTCGTTCGATTACCGAAACAAGCGAGCCCGGCACGAGTGGGGCGAAGATCGTTCCTATATCCGAACAAGTCCGCGCCTCGGAGGGCGAAACGTCTTAAGCTTGCCACACAGAGATTTTCTAGCAGGCGGCGGCGCGGAGCCTTGGGAACAGTCGCGGCTTATGCTAGAAGAACAGCCCGACTATATAGACCTAAGCGCACCTTTTCAGGATTGACCTAAATGGCTCTCACTATTCCACCCGCCGTTGCGTATCAAAGTCCGATTGTCTCGCAACCGGACGCATGGGCGCAAAAGCCGGTTGAAGGTCCGCGCCTCATTCCGTTTGAGGTTCTTTGGGGGTCAATGGGCGGCACTGGTGCGCAAAAGTGCATTGCGTTTAACGTCGGCAATTCGGGACAAGGCAGCGCTGAGAGGTTTTCTCGCGTCAACGCTTTAAGCGTCGATAACTCGCGTTGCGGCTGTTCGGTTCGGTTCGTGTTTCCTGACACGGGCGAAACGATTTCAATCCCGGCTTATGCGCCCCGAACTATCGTCCCCGTTTTCACAAATTCGACCTCCTTTTATCTGCTGACAGTCGGCGAAGTTTTGAGCGCCGATGAAACACGGTTCGCAGTTCACAACACTTTGCCGCCGCCGATTGCCGTGCCGTTCACGCAAGAGCAAGCCGTTGTGGCGTCAGGCGCTTTGCCGGTTGTGTTTCCGTCAACTAATACGCTGTTGGCCGCTGGCAATGCCGGCACAATCGAGAACGGTAACATTGACATTATCAACACGATCCAAGGCGGCGGCGCTTGGGTTGGCACATTCACCTTGCGCGACGGAACGAACAAAATTCTGGCGCGGGCCATTTGCAATGGCGACGGTGCGAACGATTTTTATGAAAACGCTTTACTCTGGACGGTGAACAACGTTCACTTGCGTTTCAGTGACGGTCTTTTCCTAGATCAAACTATTATCGGCGCAACGGCTCCGGTTCTCAACCAAGCGTTTGTGAACGTGAACCTTTATTATCGGACGCCGTAACTCGGGGATTTTAAGATGGCTCCTAAATCGGGCATGGAAAGCATGCTTCGCTCGCTTGGATTGGGCGAAGTGTTGGACGCGGCTAACGAACTCGCTAAAAGCGGCGCGGTTCAAAAGGTTATCGTGTTTGCGGAACAGGCGGAAACTATCAATGGGAAACTCGACGCAATCTGCCGACACCTTGGAATTACAACCGGTCCCGGTTCCGCCGATGGCGGATTTGACCAAGCTGGAGCGGCTGGGGCTATTCGATCAATTGGACACGATGGGCAACACAACGGAGCCAGAGCATCTGAGCTTGCAAGTGCAGATGCTATCGCGGGCGGTTCTGCTATTGTCATCGATGCAGAGCCAATTAGAAAACCGGATTGAGCAACTGGAGGCGGCTAACGATGACGACAATTATCACGAATGACGCCGCGCCCGAAGCGGTTGAGGCCGTTGAGCCGGAAGCCGTTGAAGCCGCCGCAGACGCCGCCGTCGAAATTGCGGCGATTGAGGCGGAACGCGATATTGCGATTGCCGAAGTTCACGCGGAGACTGAACAATCTCGCATTGAAGCGAACGCAGAAGCCCGCGAGGCAGAGGCGGAAGCGGCAATAGAAGTCGCGGAAACAATCGCAGAAGCACAACAAGGGGATGCCGCATGGCGGACACAAATCGAAGCGACGATAGCGACCTTAGCGGAGGCCGTGTCATCAATCCAAGCGAGCTTGACGCCTCCAGCATCGTCGCCCCCAGCGAGCCCCCCAAGCGAAAGCGTGGCAGACCCGCAGGAAGTCGCAACGCCGCCCCAAGAACCGAAGCGCCGAAAAAGTCCGGTCAAGTTCGTTTAGACCTTTCGAGCATGCAAGGCTTGCTCGTCGGCATGACGACGATGCTGGCAATGCGGACCGGACATGAAGAACTCGCCGTGACTTCCGATGAGGCCGGCGAGTTTTTGAAGGCGGCTCAAAACGTCGCGCGACATTATTCCGTTGAAACGACGCAGCGCACTTTAGATTGGATTGCGTTTGTCGGCGTGTCGGCTCAGGTGTTTGGAACGCGGGCGGTTGCGGTCATGGTCAAATCGCGGCGCGAAAGTTCGCCGGCTCCAGTTCGCGCCGCGCCGCCCGCCACAAACGGATTGAACGGGGCGAACCCGCCTAGCTATGTTCCGTCAGTTCCGCCCGGCGATATAGAAGATGACAGCTTTCATTAAGACCGCTTCGCCGGCTCTTGTTCTTCCGGGTCCGGAAGATCGCGTGATTATCATCGGGCCTACTGGCTCGGGCAAGACGATCATGGCCGGCTGGTTGTTGTCATGGCAGGACATGACCAAGCGCCCGTGGGTATGGCTTGACTTCAAAGATGAAGAATTGATTGACCGGGTTGGCTCGCCGCCAGTTCGTCAGCTTCGCTTGGGCGACATGCCGGGCAAGCGCGGTTTTTATCGCTTGCGAGTTAATCCCGGCGATGACGATGCGCTTGAGGATTGGCTCTGGAAAGTATGGCGGCGCGGAAACGTCGGCTTGCTTTGCGATGAAGTTTCGCTGATGCCGCGCCGCGATGCGTTCAAAGCGATCTTGCGCCAAGGCCGTTCAAAACTAATCCCTGTCATCGCTTGCACTCAGCGTCCGGTGGATTGCGACCGCGAAGTTTTCAGCGAAGCGCAATATCGTGTCCTTTACGGCATTGAGGATTTGCACCGCGATTACCCGGTTATCCGGGGCTTGTTCGGCGGCGCTGACGTGCGCCGGGCTCTGCCCCGTCATTGGTCGTATTGGTGGGACAGTAAACGAAAAGAGTTATTGACCTTGCACCCTGTTCCGCCGCCCGATATAGTGGCGGCTTCTATACGAGAAGCCGCGCCTAGGGCTTGGGCCTTTGGCGGCTAACACGAAAGCAGGCAAGGCAGATCATGGAACGGACTTTGATTAGCTTGAACGTGCCAAACTTCCTGACGATTTCCGTCATGGCAATTGGCGGGTTCGTCTTGTTCGCGTTCGTGTGGCAGATCGTATCGAAAGCGCTTGGACGAAATGGGGCGTCTGGCGAAGCTGGCGCGGAGGACGTTACTTTTGCCTCAGCTTCTTAATCTGGCGATCTTACGCGAGCCCCTTAATTGGGTCATCGTGTTTGTATGCGCCTTTCTGGCGCTGACGCTCGTTACACTCGTTTCACCCTCCCGCGCTGAATAAGCCCGGTCCTTAAAGGAAAAGCCGATGGCTCGTACCGCAGTTCAACCCCGCGCAAATCCCATGGCGCAAAACATGGCCGCTCGCTCGCTCATTTTGCGTGGCGGCGTAGTTGGTGACGCCTATCTGCCGCCCGCAATTGACGTGTGGCAACCGCTCAACCCGGTGCTTCCGTCATCGCCTGGGCCGGGCTCTGTTCTCACGTTCTATGTTCGCAACGTCGGCCTTGTGAAACGGTTGGTCGTTCGCTTCAAAGCGACGGTTACGGCGGGCGCGACTTCGCAGCAGAACCTTACGCCGTGGGGCTTGGCGAACCTCGTTTCCAACGTGACGTTTTTCGACCTCGGCAATAACCAGCGCATCAACACTACCGGCTGGCATCTGACCGCCGTTGCGACGGCCAAGCGCCGCCGCGTGTTTGGCGCGGCCTATACGTCGGACACGCCGCTCGGTTACGGCAATATCAACAACCGCGTCATGTATGCGCCTTCAAGCATCGCGGCGACGGTGGCGAGTGAAATTGATTTCCAGTTGGAAATTCCGTTCGTCAAAAACGATACCGACTTGCGCGGCGCGATCTTTGCCGACGTGACGCAAGCGACGATGCAAGTGCAGATCACGTTGAACCCAAACATGTTCGTCAGTTCGACGGCAGACCCGACGCTTGCGATGTATCAGTCGGCGGGCGCGGACTTGGCTACGCTCTCGAATTTGAGCGTTCAAGTCTATCAGAACTATCTGGATCAGTTGCCGCGCATCGGCGGCGTGCCGATCCTGCCCGAAATGGACATTGGCACGGCGTACCTGTTGAACAATTCGGCGTCTGGCCTGCCGGTGGCAAATCAGGACAACGGCGCGGCGTTCGTAAACTCGCGGACCTATGAAAGCGTGACGTTCGCTTACGACAATAACGGCACGCTCAACGCGAACGGCACCGATCTTAACTATGTGTCGCTCCAATCGGCCAACTTCACGAACATCTATAATCTCGATGCCAAGATGCTCGGCCTCATGTGCCGCAACGCGATCATGGACGATTTTCCTAAAGGTATGTATTACCTCGGGTTCCAGCATCGCCCGATTGACACCAACCAATACGGCAACATGCAGTTGGTCATCAACCCATCGAGCGTCGGTGGTTCTGGCGCGGTCATTCTGTATGGCTGGGAAGCCTTCGGCATCATCGGCCTTGTCAACCAAGGCGGTTCGATCCCGGCAGGCGGCGGCTAAGGCGGGCGAAGTCGGGGCGAGTAAGTAACCCGCCCCGACTAACTCGCGTTCGGTTTAACTGGATTGATTGTGATGATCTTAGACGACATGACCGACGTGCTTAAGTCTCCCTTTGGGAATGACTTGGACTTAACGCACTTGTTCCTGCTTGTTGGGCTCATTATCGTTATTATTGCGGTATGGGGCTTCATTCTGCATCATATCAAACTCGCAGCGCAGGAGCTTACATCGTGAAAATTACGCTAGGTATCATCGCGGTTTTTGTCGTCGGCTACGTCGTCGCGCGGTTCTTCCCGCAACCGGGCAATCTCATCGGGCTCCCGTAAGCCCGCCAACTCGGCGCGGGTCTTATGAACCAATCCGCCTTTATCGTCGGGGCGCTGCTTGCCGCTTTCGTGCTGTTCCTTGCAGCACGAGGGCGCCTGCCGCTTTACGCCTCTGTCCTTTGGGGCGCGGCTCCGGGCGGAAGCGGTGCTGGAGCCGGTAACGGCGCGGGCGCTAGTGAGGGTGAGAAGGGTATAAAGGACATTTTTGAGGGCTTTGACTTCCGCGTTGACCAATGGGCACCGCGCACAGTTGCGGCCATGCAAAAAGCCTTCGGAGGGTAACGGTGCAGTTCGTCGCTCTCATTATTGGCGCTATCATCATAGTGGCCGCAATTCGGAACACTCATGCTCAATTGTTTGGGGCGTTGGGTTCTGACTTGCCGGCGTTCATGGTGTGGGCGGCGGCTATCTTGGCCGTAGGGGCGCTGGGTTGGATACCGGGGATTAAACCGGTGTCGCGCGGCCTGCTGGCGCTCGTGATCTTGGTTCTAGTAATGAACAATTACCAAGCGATCATTGCCGGCTTCTCTCAATCTGTGTCATCGAGTGCGAGCGCGGAAACTGGCGACAGCGAAGGCGGCGGTCTTAGCGATGGGCTCGGCTCTATGTTGGGAAACATTGGGCTTAGTCAACTCGGCGGTGCTTTAGGTTCGTCGCTTCCTGGCGCGGGGAGATTGTAAGGCATGAATGACGCTCTTTCTGCTTTGCTTGCAATCGTCGGCGCTATCATCACTGTTGCGATTATCTCTGTAATCGTAAGCCCGCGCTCTCAAGCGCCCGCCGTGCTTCAAGCTGGAGGCGGTTTTCTTTCTAATGTCATCGGCGCGGCGGTGTCGCCCGTTGCGCCGGGCGCTAGTCGTTCGGGCGGTGGACTTGGCGGGCTCGGCGGGCTCGGCGGTTTGCGTGATATGTTCGGCGGTGGCGGATTGGCATCGGGCGCTTGGGGTGACATACTCTTTCCCGACTTTGGAGCTTTCGGCTGATGAATAGCGTTATGGAAGGGCTCACGACGATTGTGCTTGCAATTGTCGGCGTTGCCATTGTCGCGGCACTTGTCAGCCGCAATTCTCGCACGCCAGAAGTGGCGCAATCGTTTTTCTCTGGCGTTGGAAACTCGCTAGGCGTGGCGCTCTCGCCCGTCACGAACGCACGCTACAACATCAACTTGAGCTATCCGGGCTCAAGCGGTGGACTTGGCGGGCTCGGCGCAATCGGCGGTGCGTTCGGCTTCTAATCTTTCGGCGCGGAGTTTCGCCAATGTTCAAAGTTGAACGCACTTACAAAACGCCAAGCAAAGGCGCGAACGCTCAACGCGGCTTCCCCGCGCCCGGTGACGGATACCAATCTGTCGGCGAGTATGAGCCGCAACCCGCCGTTGTTCCTTGGTCGCCAAACCGCCCGACCAAGGGCAAGCGTTCGCTGTTCGCCCGCACGCCTAGCGGACAGCAGCGCGGCTTTGCCGAACCCGGCTCACGCTCGCAACTTCGCCCGCCCGGCTCGATGCCGAACAAGCCGATTGCTTACGGGCGCAACATTCCCGTGTGGACGCCCGACATGGACCGGGGCGCTTCGGCGTTCGTGCAGAACTACGGCAAGGTTCTGACCAACCCAATCGGTGCGGGCGTGGTGGCGATGAACCGCCCGCAGGCATCTTATGGGGCTCCCGGTGAATATCACGATCAGGCTATTTGGTGGGTTTCGCAGAGCATCCCGACTAGCGTTAACTTGCAAGGCTTGGTCACGCCCCGCGCTCTTGAGGCGGTGCTAGGCGGGACGTATGTTCAAGCCGCCGTGAGGGTTGGCTAATGAACGCTATGGCTTGGATCAAAGCGAACCCGCTTAAGGTTGCGGGCGCGGTCGTTCTTGTCGGCATCCTGTTTCTTATGGGGCGCGGCGGTGGCGGCTCCAGCGATGGCGGCATGGGCGCTTTCTATGCGGCGCAGAACGCCAGCAAAGTCAGCGGCGATCAAGTGATGATCGCACAAATCGCGGCGAACTCGCAGGATCGTATCGGCCTCGCTTACATTGAAGCGCAACGCTATCTCGGCACGACTTACGCGGCCACACAAGTCAGCACTGCTCAAATCGCGGCGAACGCGGCGGTGCAGATCGCGCCGTATCAAGTGCAGTCACAATATCTCGACACGGTAGCGCAAATCGCCGCGATGCCGGCTCAGACTGTGACGACGACGACGAAAAAGAAAAAGCTATTTGGCTCGTCAAAGTCCAGCACTACAACCGTTATCCCTAATCCGGGTTGGGATTTGCTTGCCAACTTTGACTTCGATCCGTTCGACTAATGAGTTTTCTCCCTGACCTTGGCGACGTTGGCGAAGCGTTCGGAAATGCGCTGGGCAGCATCGGCTCCAGCGTGTTCGGCGGTTCGTCTCCAGTTGAAGCCGTGGGGGAGGCGATAGGTTCTCAGTTCGGCTTAGGCCAATCGGGCGAAGGTGAAGGGCCTTCCATTGGTCAAGTCATCGCGGAGTTTTTCCAACGTGCCGGCTTGCTTCTTATAGGGGGTATCATTGTCTTGGTGGCCCTCTGGAGCATCTTTAATTCTGGAGGCGGTAAAGCGGCTTCTAGTTAGCAAGCCCGCGCCCTTGCCGAACAACATCAACGTCGAACTCAATTTCACTTTCAACAATACAGAGACGATCAACGCAATGCCCGATGAAAACGCTCTAGAAGAACTCAGCAAAGAAGATGCCGAAGCGATGAAGCTTTTACTTCTGGACTTGCTGCACATGAACCGCCGCGCCGAAGCGCAAGGTTCGTCGCTAGTGGATATTATCGTGCAAGCGGCACGCGATCAAAAGGGCATTGACATTCGCCCGTCGCATGATCGCGGGCTTGTCAGCCGTCGCGCAAACGAGGTTGACGGGTATTAAGTCTAAGTGAGATCATTGCAGCTATGACGACGATACCGGGCCGCGCAAACTTTATTAGTCCGTCTCAACAGGCGGCGACGTGGCGTTATAGCGTCGATGAAGCGGGCGGCGTTTCGACGGCCCATTACCCCGGCATCGTCACCGCGCAAAGCATCGTTCCTGATTGCGGTCCGGACATTCAAGCCGCAATTGACGCGGCGAACGCGGCGGGCGGTGGGCTTGTCGTCATCGGCGTTAATCGCTCGATCACAGCGACGCTTGTTCCTAAGTCGAATGTGACGATTGAAATTCTGCCGGGCGTCACACTCACTAAAAACGGCGTGCCCGGTTACGTGTTTGAAAGCGCCTCAACCAACACAATTCAGAACGCTCAAATTCTGGCGTTCGGCGCGACGATCGATAACCAAGGCGGCGGCTACACGCGGCTCTATTCACCTTGGCAATGTCGCGTTGAGGGCGGCGAATTTCTCTGCAACGCAGCAGCGAACTTTGTTCTTGACGTTCGCGGCGATGCGTCGGGCGGCGCTAACCCAACTGGCGGGCGTCAAGCCGCCTACAACGTTATCGGCAACATTGTTCAACGCGGCATTTGCGGGACGATGCTTAGGCTCTATGGAACCAACGCAAACAATGGTTACGTGACGCTCAATACGTTCACGCAGATGGGCGCGGAGTACGTCAGCGTTCGCGGCTACGACTTCGCCCAGTGGTGCGATAGCAATACCTTCGTCGGTAAGCATCGCGTCAATCTCGCGGTGAACAACGCAGTCGGCGTTGAACACAACACGGCAGACCCGCTGAATAATGTTGGTGTTTACACGAACGACTTTTTTGACTTGGCCGTTGACACGTTCGACCCCGGATCATTCGTCGGGCGTATCGGCATTAAGGTCAACAACGCAAAAGACAACAGGTGCTTTAACTACTATAACCACCCCGTCGCGGAAGGCGGCTCCGTTGTGGCGAGCGCCGCCGCTGGTGCTTACGACTTCGGTTACTTTGACGACGCCACCGGCACTATTCGCAGCTTGTCCAACAAGCGCGAACAACAGGGCACGCAAACGAACGACAATGCGCCGGCTGGTTTCATTGGCGAGTATCTAGAACAGAACATTGCAAGCGGTTCGGCTGTTGCGTTGACAACTGACACGGCGGCGGGCGTTGCGACGATCACGTTGACGCCCGGCGATTGGGATGTGACCGGAACCCTGCTCCTGGCTGGTAACGCCGCAACGACGATCGTTTATATTATCGGCTCGATTAATACGAGCGTGGCGCTTGGCGCTGAAAATGCGACCGTCATGCAACGCTGGTTTAACAACACAATCGGCACATATGTCGCACGGCTTAGCATGGTCACGCGGCGGATCACAGTTGCAGCGGGCGCAACGCAGGCCGTTTATCTTGTCGGGCAAGCAGGCTTTGGCGTGAACACGCTTGGAGCTTATGGGGTAATTCGAGCGCGAAGGGTTCGCTAAATGCCGGCTTGGCTGTTTCAACTTTTGCTAGGGCAGGCGCGGCACTTCCTAACCGCGCTCGGGGCTTCATTCGCTACTGCCGGTATCCTAACTAACGATGAAGTGCAAGCCGCCGTCGCAGCACTCATCGCGCTTATCTCTATCGCGTTCAGCGCTTGGGATAAGTTCAAGCGACGGCCTAAAACGGAGGCTTGAAACATGGCCGGTTCTTACGTCTCGCAACTCGCTAGCGGCAAGCTGACGCCGCAAGAATTTGTCGCCAAGTCGGCGGCGTGGTTTCAGACGCAGCGCTTTATTCCGCGCGGTTCACTCGGCTGGCTCATCGATGCGCTGGAGCGGCTGTTGATCGCTAAGGGCGTGCCGTCATTCGTGGCCGAAGTGCTGACGAACGAACTCAAAGAAGCGCTTGGGCTCCGCGACGAACCCGCCGCGCCTCCCGTACCGCCCGCGCCCTCTTGACGGCGCTGGCGACTTAACCCCTTAGTTCGGACTTGCGTTGCCCATGCCTTCCGATCCAATCCCCATGCCCTCGGCAGAGCAAAGCAACGCCGCGCCCGCGCCGTCTCCGAACAACGGCGCGGGCGCACTCATTGCGCTACTACGTTCGGGTGTGTGTCCAGATTGCGGGCTGGCGCGGTGGCGTGAAAAACCGAAGCAAGCGCTAACGCTGGAGTGCGAGTGTGGGGCTTGCTGGAGCGTTGAGATCGCGGGCTTGGCTTGGGAGTGATGAAATGAAGCCGTCCCTGTTTGATGAAGTTGCCGCGATTGACGCTCAATGCCGGGCGCAAGGTATCAGCCTCCCGCAAGTGATCGCGTGGGCGGCGCGGGCCGGGTTCGGCGTCGAAGCGAACTTGCGAACCCCGCCGCAAGCTGGCATTGTGGACGCTTCTAGCGGCGGTGCAGACCCCGCGTTAATTCTTTCAATGGTGGAACACATGGGCAAACTTCAAGACGCGATTGACGATCTCAACGCCGAAGTCGCGGACAGTCGGGGCAAGCTGGCGAGCATCGAAGCGCATGTGCGCGGGTTCCCCGCCGTGGTTGCCGCCGCCGTGGCCGAAGCGCTCGCCGCCGTCCCCGGCCTCGATGAAGCCGCCGCCGCCGCCAGCATTGACGCCGCCCGCTCCGCGATTAGTGACAGCGTTGACACAACCCTTGCCGCGATCTTTGCGAACCCGGTGAACGATAACGAACCGGGCGCGGCTGAAACGCCCGCCGCCGATGTGCCGGGCGAGGGCGCTTTCGCTGATGCGGTAACGCCCGCCACGGACGCCGCGCCGGCCACGGACACGGCCACGGAAGCGACTACGGCCACGGACACCGCGCCGGCCACGGAACCGAACCCGCACTTCCCTGACGGCCAATAACAGCCGCCCGCCGCCATGCCGCGATTTACGGACCCGGAGAAGCAGAAGCGATACGAACAAAGCGACAGCCGCGTTGACAAGCTTTGGCAGGATTACCACGAACTAAAGCGACGGCGGGAGGAGGGCGACGTGCTGGTGTCTCAAGCGGCAGTGGACAAAGCAGAGAAGCGGGCTAAGGACGCCGCCCGAGAACACAAAATTAAGTGGATTTGAACTCATGCCTAAAGTTTATCGCTCGCCATCGTCGTTCGCCTCTAAGTCAGGCTCCAACATTCGCAACAGCCGAAGCAAGCTGGAGAAGACAAAGCGGTTCAACTCGGCAGTGTCGAAAGGCAAACCGACCAATTCGCTGTTTGGTCCGAAGCGGAAGAAATAGGCGGGTTCAAGTTCCCTCCCTCTACTTAGCCCCGGTGAAAGCCGGGGCTTTTCTTTGTTGACATGGGGGAGGGG